GGTTCATTGCCTGGGACTGCAAAGACGAATACGGGGACTTTGCGCCGCGCTTTCATGGTCTGGAACAAATACGCCAGGCCATGATTAAGGCAGGCCGGGGGCCGCTGCGCGTGCGCTACGTGCCACGCGGGGCAGGGGAGAAGGCACTACGCCGTGAATTTGAACTGCTGTGCGAACTGGTGTACGCCTTCGGGCATTGCACCTTTGTCGCGGAAGAGCTGGCGAACGTCACCACGCCAGGCTGGGCACCCGCTGCGTGGCGAAAAATGACCACATCGGGTCGTCACGAAAAAATTCACATCATCGGTTGCACACAAAACCCGGCATTGGTCGATAAAACATTTTTGGGAAATTGCACCCTGGTGCATGTGTGTGCGCTGCGCGAACACCCGCACCGGGCCTACGTGGCAAAGAGTATTGATTGCGCCCTTGAAAACATCACCGCGCTACAGAAATTTGAGTATTTCGAACGCGACTACGAGGCCGGGACGTTGCAAAAAGGCCGAATTGCAGTCCCTAGGGCTAGGCCTACGCCTAGGGGCGAAAAGGGGGGTTCTCAAACGTGAGCGCGGCCTTTTAAATCCGCTCACTGTTTCGATTTTCCAACCCACACCCACGGAGTAAAACCCATGAAAGACTTGAAAGAAAAAGCGATGTTTGTCGCAGAAGTTGCCGTTGCATTGGCAGTCATTGCCCTGGTGCAACAAAAAATTATCAAGATTCCAGTGATCGGCGCGTACCTGCCCGGCGGCCAATAAGCCGCAACCAACGAACTCTTGAAAAGGTAGCAAGAAAATGAACCAACTGCGCGTACTGAACCCGTTTAACAACGTGGTCGCATCCGGCATTGCCAACTGTGATTTGAATCCCTTGCTGGGAACCACACTGGAATGCTTGAACCTGTCACTCGGTGGCACGTTCACAAAGGCCATGATTACCTTGATTCAACTCAAGGCCAATGGAAAAGTGATTTGGGAATCCAGCGGCACAAATGCCGACACACTGGAAAACTACAAAAACTATGCCACGGCTGATGCCACAAAATTGAGCATCAACTTTATGGAGCCAAAAGCGAAGACGGTCAACGCCTTCCAAGCCGGTTCTATCGACTTGTCGCCCGATTCAGGCATCACCAATCTGCGCCTGGAAGTGACCATTGCCGGTGCCACATCGCCCACCCTGTCGGGTATCGCGGAAGTATCGCCAGCGATTGACATCCCAAGCGAGCGAGCAATTCGATTCCTGATTCAACGACGTCACCGCAACACGCAGACCATTGGAGCCGCTGGCACCTTTTCGCTGCAAGTGCCCCACTTGGACCCGTCCGGCGGTGGCTCGGTGTTCAAACGCATCGCTGTTTACAGCGCCAACATGACCGCATTGAAGGCCATGCGCGAAGGCATCACCGAGTTTGAAGTCTTGAAGGCTGAAAACGAGTGGATTCAAAAGAAGGCACTCAAGGCACCCCAAGCCAACTTGGTAGTGTTTGACCCCATTTTGGACGGCATCCAAGCGGGTCGCGTTTGGGATACACGCCCAGCCAATGGCGTGAAGTCTGCGCAGCTTTACGGCACGTTTTCCGCTGGTGAAACCATCACCATCGAAACCGAAGAACTCTTGCCGCTCAACATGTACTAAAAGGGGTTCGCCGATATGGAAACAACCGCGAGCGGTATCGTATCGGCACAAACCCAGCAAGCCGACATTGAGCGCACCAAACGCGCTTTTGTCGGCTTTTTGGGTTCTGTGCTGGGCGTAGATCAAACCTACGCCAATGAAGATCAATATGTGGGCAATGCGCCCGGCCAATACGTGATTGCAAACCCGGACGGGACTTACAGCGCCATGGGCCGTAGTTCCAGCAACTTGCAAAGCGTTGCGCCAGGCTTCGCCATCACACCGGGCCTTATCTTGATTGGCTTGGTCGCTTTTTTTGCACTCAAAAAAGGCTGACACATGTCCTTTTTGGATGACGTGTCACAGGCATTGGGGACGGATGGCGGCAACTCTGGTTTACTGCCTTCTGTTAGCAATGCCCTGGGCACTGATGGCTCTAAAAATGGCCTGCTGAATGACCCCATAAGCCTTGCCGCCGCCGCTGCTGCTGCTGCGTACTTTTCGGGAGGGTTAAGCCTTGCCGGTGAATCCGCAGTCAATGGGGCCGTGGTGGCAGACGCAACCACGGGAGCCGCAGCACTGGTGCCGCTGGAAGTGGTCGCGCCGCTGGGTAGTTCTGCCGTTGCCAGCGTGACCGCTGGCACCGCTGCAACCGCCGCAAGTGGTGGGGGCCTGTTGTCCTGGTTAGGCTCTGCGCTCACACCCAGCAACGTGCTGACCGGGGCCAATTTGGCAATGAAGCTGACAAGCCCATCCACAACGCCAAAAGGGTCACCCATGTATTCCATGCCCTTGTATGGGTTCTCAGGTACAGCACCCAGCGCCAACGTGGGCGCATACGTGCCACAAACCGCCAACCCTTACGCAACACCAACACAAAGAAATTCCAGCCAATGGCAGGGGCTCGCCATGGGCGCTGTAGCCGCTGTGCTGATTGCAAAACTACTCAAGTAAAAAAATGGCACGCTCTGCAAAAATTTACGACTTCACCATCCCTGCCAATGGCAGCTTTACGCTACTGGTGGAGGGCAGCTATTACCGGATTTTGTCGAGTACTGGATCGCTGGAAGTCCGGCGCGACGGTGGCAGCGGAGTGGGGCCGATTTACGCGGGGCAGGGTGAGCGTGACGAGGAATTTAAGCGCATCACTTTGGTGGACAAAACCGGGGCCATCAACTCGGGTTACATCATCATCAGCGATGGCACTTTTGTGGATGACCGCATCACCGGGGAAGTCTCGGTAATTGATGGCGGGAAGGCGCGGACCATTGCAAATAGTTCTTATTGCTCGGTGGTTACGTGTGCAGGAACTGCAACAAATTATTCACACGTTCAAATTTGGAACCCAGTAGGTTCTGGAAAAAACGTGATTGTTGAGGCTGTTAATCTATTTAGTCCAACCGCTGCTTACCTATCACTAAATTTAGGAAGTTCAATCCTTGGTGTTGGGATTGGAAATATGCAACCCAAAAAAGCATTGGGTAGCGTATCCACTGCGCAAACCAAAAAAGAAAATAAAGCCGCTGTAACTAGTGATTCACAAATTTGGCTGGCATATGTTGCAGCGACACAAACGCAAGCAATTAAATTTAACGAACCAATTGCATTAACACCTGGTTCGGGATTGACAGCTTACAGCGGAGGAGTTGCGGGCGACATAACTGCAATTTTTGAAGCCTTCGAGGAGGCAGTGTGAACAACACAACCGCCTCACTGACCATCATCGCCGCCGCCATGCTTGCCGCGTGGGCCATCATCCGGCGCGACAGCAATGCCATTGCCGTGACGGACACCGGGCCGGATGGTGCTTACTTGCCTGCCACTGAGGACACCATGCCGGACCAAACGCCCGGAGTGTTTGACAGTGCGTTAGTGCAGGCCAGCATGGCCGTGCAAAGCGTGAGCGATTCCGTGGGCCTGACCGCCGCGCCTGATCGCAGCACCGCCGAGCGTAACGAAAATGCCTTCCTGGACATGATCGCCTATAGCGAAGGCACCGGAGGCCCGAACGGGTACCGAACGCTATTTGGGGGTGGACTGTTCACCGACATGACCGCCCACCCGCGCCAGTACTTCACCTTCACGGACAAGCTGGGCAAAACCAACCGCACCAGCGCTGCCGGACGCTACCAATTTTTGGCCCGTACATGGGACGAACTTGCAAACCGCCTGGGCCTGATCGACTTCGGACCCGCATCGCAAGATGCCGCTGCCCTGGAATTGATTCGCCAGCGCGGAGCCCTCAAGGATGTGCAGGCCGGGCGCATTACGCAGGCCATCGCCAAGTGTGCGCCGATATGGGCCAGCCTGCCAGGCGCTGGGTACAACCAACCCGAACGCAAATTAACCAACCTTCTGCTGAGCTATTCCCAAGCCGGTGGCAACCTGGAAGCCTAAGACCATGAAACCCCAAACCCTTGCACTATTGGCCGTGGGCGGTATTTTCCTGATGACGCAGCGCAAAGCCGCCGCCGCGACCCTTGCCACGCCCTACGGTGGCACGCCCAACACACAGCGCCCAAGCGTTGCCAACTACTACTCCACACCCGCCGCCGCCGCGCAGTACGCCAGCTATGCGCAGGGCCGCAGCTTGATTCAGCAACCCAGCCCAATCGCTGAAGGCTTCAAGTTCCTGACAAGCCTTATCAGCACATCCAGCCCGGGATTTGCGCCGGGAACGTTCTTCCCAGGTGCGCTCGGTACCGGACAGAGCGCAAGTGCTGATGGCGCAATCGGTGAGCGCGTGGCGCAAGACTTTGCACTTGCCAACCCGGACGCATTCACGCCATCCATGCCGGACTTCAATGCCATCAACGCACAGCCATGGGCGCAAGCCGCCATTTATGACCCCACGGAGTATTGAGCATGAAGGTTGCACCCGTATCCGCTGACCTCTTGGTCAAGCTGGCCATTGCCGGGGCCGTGGGCCTTGCGATTTACTACGCGCTCAAAAAGGCCGGGGACGGACTGTCCGCAGTGTCTGACAGCGTGGGCGAAGTGGTGGACGCGGTAGTGACAAGCGTCAACCCCAACAGTTCCGAAAACCTGGTCTACAAGTCAACCGCCGCCGTGGGCTCCATGCTGGTGACTGACCCGAACGGACCCGGAAAAAATGCGGATGGCTCTTGGTCGCTGGGTGGCTGGTTCTATGACATCACCCACCCGGAAGCCGTGCAAAAAATCAAGGCGCTGACAGCGGACACCTACGCCACGCCATCGCCAGGACATACCGCCTACTGGAAAAGCTGACCCACCACACCCACCGGAGAACACACCATGAATAAAGCACTTTTGAACCGTCTGCGCGAGCCCAGCACCTGGGCAGGCATTGCAACACTCGCCGCCCTAGTGGGCGTGCCCACGGAAACCTTCAACCTGGTGAGCCAGGTAGTGATGGGCGCCGCTGGCCTGTTTGCGATTTTCCTGCCTGAGGCCAAAGCCTGATGCAGTTCGATCTACTCACCATCCTTCAGGTGTTGGGGCCTGCCGTAGCAGTCTATGCCGCAATTCGTGCGGACATGGCCGCCATGCACGTTCGAATAGAACACCTGGAGCGTGATCTGTACAAACAAGAATTCCATACCTAAGGATGTGCACCCATGATTGCAAACAAGGCCGTAATTGCACTTGCGATGACAGCAAGCCTCAGCGGATGCGCTGGCCTGCTTGGCCCTTCGGGGTGGGTCGCGTCGAACGCGGTAACCCTGGGCAACTTTGTGTTGTTGTCTTCGGCTGTGACCATGGGGAATCAGGCCTACCTCACAACAAAGCAACTGATACACCGGGAGCCGCCAGCGGAGCCGGTAAAGGCTGAGCCGGTCCCCTGACGTACACCGGGGCCGGGCCTGCCTGGGCCGGGCCATCACACAGCGGATCATTGGCCGCACCCGTATGGCTGATCGACAGCACCCGCGCCAGCCGGGCCGATTCAGCCGCCAGCGCATCCCCACGGGACCGCGCCAGGCCGGAATAAATCGCCAGCTCGTTGCCCACATCCAAGGCCGTGGCGTGGCGACCTTCGGGGCATTCATGCCACAGCGCCGCAAGCACCGCAAACGGGGCCGAACCATCGGCCAGCCAGCGCCACACGCTGCGCTCAGTCACCCGTAAGAATTTCGCCAGGTCCGCAGGTGTTGCGCCCAGATCGGCCATCAACCCGCGCAACTGCCCACCGTGCAAGCCTTTAGGCGCGAACGTTTTCATATTTCCCCCTGTTTTTTTGAGGGGGCAGTGTCCAACGGCCTAAAAGACCATGAGGGCAACAGACAGGCGGTAGATACCGGCCATTTTTGAAGCGGTGAAAAGTCGAAGCCGGACCATCAAAAACGCAGGCACTGACAAAAACGTACTTGATACGATGTATAGCAAGTTAGAGCACACCGTTTTGATGCCATTCAGGCCGCTGGCCCGCGCGGGCTCTGCGTAGCCAGCTATCAAACCAATAGCAAAAACCACTGACAATATCGCAGTGGAAGCCCCACCGCGAAGCCGTGCGGCCACCATCAGCCACATGTTTTTACCTTCGGGCGTGCGCTCCCTTTCGGCCTGAATTTGGGCCATCACCACGGCGCAATCGTCACCACTCAGGGCGCACAGTTGTTCCAATACCCGAGCGTCGGGCATGGATTTACCGGAGCGGTATCCGGTCATAGTCCCATGAGATATTCCTATCACCTTTGCAAGTCGATAGTCAGATTCAATAGAGCCGCCAGCCTTTGCGCGGTCTAACAAGTTTGCTACAGAAAACATAGCGGGGCCACCTTTCCACGGGTTGAGAAGGGCAGTGTATGCCTAGGGTCTCGCCATTTCAAGTGCCGAATCACTCGCCATATGCCGAGACCCCCATTGCTATGCCGAATGTCTCGCCATAAGATCGGCACCGCAACGGCCAAGCGGCTCAAACCTTTCCACTCTGTACCCGCTCCCGTTGCCTTCGATTTTGTACAGGGGGAAAGGTTACGGAGTGGAATCCATGCAACGTTACCTAGTCGAATTTTTCGACCTTGCAAACCAATGGTGGGACAGCACCACGGTTTTAGCAACAAATGAACAAAAAGCCCGCGACCAAGTGCGGAGAGACATGGGCAAAGGTTTTGTGCGTTTTCGGGCAATTGCAATATGAAAACCACCATCAAACTGACACCACGCACCGCCATCGTGGTGGCACCAGCGGCCAAAGCAAACGGCATTTTTGTGGGCCTAACAAAGGGCGAGTTTGGAGAAGACTCGTTCATTCTCTCAGCGGACCAATGCGGGGCGCTGATTTTCGGGATTGAGCAGGCGCTTGAAGTGATCGACCAACGCCACCGGGCGGCGCTGGAAGCCATACGGGTGGCGGCATGACAAAGGCCACTTTTTTGGGCTACATGCACACACAGTTAAGGCTTGAAGTTGACAGCCTGCCAGTGGGTTTCAACATTGATGCAGTGCGTATAACCGCAATGTTGCCGGATGGAATGGCAGTGCATGTAAGCGTAAATAAGGAAACAGCAAGAGAAATTGCTAATGGCCTTGAATGGTGCGCAAGAGCAATAGAGGACAGGGAAGCATGAGCGCCACGCCATCACTCAAGGAAACCCACCTCAAAAAAGCGTGGGACTGCATCAAACAGGGCAGCAAACCGGATGACGCGCAGGGACTGCCAGCAAAAACCTGGTCGGCAATGCCACTGCGCACCCGCGCCGTGCTGGTGATGCTGGGGGCGCAAAGCATGGAAGACCCACGCGAAGTAGCACGCCGCCCATGGCCAGCACTGAGCGATTCGGACCGCGTAGGCATTGCAGCGTGCGCCCGCTCCATTGGCAGGGATTTACGGGACGCGGCCTGCCTGTTTTGAACGCATGAAGACGGACAGCAACACACTGCGCAAGCGAGATTTTGCGCTATACAAAACCCACTTCCAAGACGAAGAACGGGAAACATGGCGAGACCATAGCGACACATTCGAGGAGCGCACCGCCGCCCGTGTGCGCAGCACCACCAAGCCAATCGACGTATGGGCAAGTGACCGCGAGTTGGTGGACCTTGCACGCCGCCGCGCTGACCTGATGATTGATTGGGTTTGCGCCTTGCGTGAGCCGCTCACGCTGACCACCATCAACGGATGGCTTGAGGGCCTGGAAGCCGCGCCCATGGAGTACAAGGGGCAGCACTCGCCACAGTCCCATGAAAAGCAATTGCAGGCCATGGTAAAACGCCTGGGCTGTGAGTTGTACTGGCGACGCCAATTGCGCCGCGCCCAAGTGCGCAAGCGAGAAGCGCAGGAGCAAGCCAAGGGCAATATTTGCGCCCGTGTCATGCCATATTGCCATGATGTGACGGACGCACGCCACAAACAACGCCAGGCCGCAAACCGGGCCATGCTGGAAGGCACCGAGATTGAGAGCGCGGACGGTGAAATCATCACCCTATGGGATGCAGTGCAGGCCAGCACCGCAAACAAAGCAATTCGCCGCGGGGAATTGATGACCCGGATTCGGGGCTGTGAAGAGTGGGCCGACAAGGCCGGGATGGTGGGCATTTTCACCACAAACACACTTCCCAGCCGCTTTCATGCTTCGCTATTCGGAGGGGGAAAAAATCCGAACTTCGATGGGTCCACGCCACGCGATGGCCAGGGATGGTTGTCCAAGACCTGGGCGCGAGCACGGGCAAAGATCAACCGACAAAAAATCAAGGTGTTCGGGTTTCGCGTGGCTGAGCCCCACCACGATGGTTGTCCACATTGGCACATGCTGCTATGGGTGAGCGCCAGCCAGGTGCAGCAATTGGCCGCAGTGCTACGTGACTGCTGGTTGCAACACGAGGGCGACGAATACGGGGCGCAGGAATACCGATTCAAGGCCGTGGCAATCGACAAAGCCAAGGGTGGGGCCATTGCCTACGTGGCGAAGTACATCGCTAAAAATATCGACGATTGCGGGGCCGTGGAAGACGAGGGCCACGAGGACCACTACATGGGCCAAAAGGAACTACTCACGCAAGCCAAGGCCCAGCGTGTGACCGCCTGGGCGAGCGCCTGGGGAATCCGTCAATTCCAGCCCGTAGGCCAGCCGCCGGTAACCGTATGGCGCGAGTTGCGCCGCATTGATGCAGGTATGGCAGCAGGTGGGTCCAAGCGATTGCAGCGAGCCCATGCCGCCGTACACAAGGGCGAAGACAAGGGCGCGGACTGGTGCGCGTACATGACCGAGCAGGGCGGGGCCATGACCGGGAGAGGTTACCAGTTGCGTATTGAGTTTGACCACGAGACCACAGAAGGCCGCTATGGGCTGGTGGAAGTGGCGCGGCCTGCCGGGGTATTTGATGTAGCAAGGCCAGGAGAACTGTGCACCAGCACCCGCAAACAGTGGAAGCCGAAAGGCAGTTGGACCCCAAGCGAGCGCCACGCCGTGAAGGTGGGCAGCTTCGCGGAAGTAGCTTCGGTGTCTTTGTATTTTGAACCCACTTGGACCCGTTTCAATAACTGTACGCACCCAGCGCCGAAAGTGCGCAGGCGTGACGAAAACACCTACCAATTACTGACCCATGGAGGGTCAAAAACCTTGCCGCTGAGGTACAGCGGAAAAAAACCGGAGAAAAAAAGCCATGTTCCAAGCCTTGCAATCGGTCCAAGTGACCAACCCTGACCACCCACGCCACAACGAAGCCGGGACCGTAATGGAGATCACACCGGACGAACAAAATGAGGTCCTGGTGCGCTTCGATGCGGACCTTGCCGAAGAAAAAATCAGCGTCACGGATATTCGTGCGCTGTGAGTTCCGCCATCGTTGGCCGGTTTGAGTGCATGTGCGGATTCAAGTCCGCGCACGTCAAACAGTCCGAAAAATGCCTGTACCACTACTGCCCAAGCTGCGGAATGAACGGACCGCACGCCAGGACAGAGGCCCAAAAAGCCAACATGCGCAAGGCCATGCGCCCGGAGGGTACGCCTACGGAAACCGCAAAACCTGCCGAGCCCGTAGGGGAAGCCATGCCGCCTACGCCTACGCCTACGGGGACCAATGAACCCGAAACCCCACCCGCACCCAAACGCCGAGGGCTTTTCTCATGAGCGATGTACCAGACCCAACCGAGCGCCTAAACGCCCTGGGCGGGATGACCCAAGATTTTGAGCAGGACAACCCAACGCCGGAGCAGGCCCAAGCCCAAGCCAGCCAGGCGCAAGCCGCAACCGTAGCGGAAGACGGTGCGCGAGACTGGGGGATGATGATGTACGCCATCGGTGGCCTGGTGTGCATGGCCGCGCCCGAACTGCAACCCGTTTACAGCGAAGACCGTTGTTTGACGTGGGGCAGGCACATGCACCAAGTAAGCCAGAAATACGGATGGGACGCACCCAGCGCCGCGCCTGAATTTGGCCTTGCCGCAGCGTCGATTGGGTTTGTGGTCCCCACTTACCTGGTGTTGTCGCAAAAAATCCAAGAGGCCAAAGCCGCAAAAAAGTCGGTCCTGTCGGGCCTGTTCTTTTGGTGGAAAAACCGCAAGGGCACTACGAAGCCTGACAAAGACCCGGTACCCAATGGCAGCGAACCATGATGCACGAATCTGGGCGGTAATCGGAGCCAGTGGCACGGGAAAGGGGCTATGGGTCAAGCAGCACCTACGCACTGACAAGCCGGGCCGGTTCATTGCCTGGGACTTCAAAGACGAATACGGGGACTTTGCGCCGCGCTTTCATGGTCTGGAACAAATACGCCAGGCCATGATTAAGGCAGGCCGGGGGCCGCTGCGCGTGCGCTACGTGCCACGCGGGGCAGGGGAGCAGGCACTA